GTGACCGTCACCGCTGCAATCGTGCCCTCGATCTGGCCTTCGACCATGACGGTATGGGCCCGAACGTTGCCTGTGATTTTGCCGTCTTTGGTCAGCACGAGTGTTTCTGCGGTCAAATCGCCGACGATCGTTCCACCGAACTCGACGATCCCGTCGCTGCTCCAATCCCCTTTGATGGTAATGCCTTCGTGGAGGACTGAGCGGCGCTTGTCGGTGAGGCTGCCCTCCCGATAGGGGGCCTCGTAAGACTTGGCGGTTTCTTCTTTTGCTTTTGCAAACATTGGCAAGGCCATTTCTGTGCGGAGTTTTGGCCAGTTGGTTGCAAATGGCGAACGGGTCAAGCCTGTTGGGGCGATCATATACGAAAGGGACAGAACATGGCACGAGCCCAAGGGGCGCGGGCGCAGATGGCGCTGGCGTTCGAAACAACATACGGCACGCCGCCTTCGAGCGGCTACACCAAGATGCCCTTTGCCAGCACGACGCTTGGAGCCGAGCAACCGCTGCAGACCTCCGAACTCTTGGGCTATGGCCGCGATCCGCAGGCGCCGATCAAGGATGCGGTGACGGCGGATGGCGACGTGGTGATCCCGATCGATGCCGAGGCCTTCGGCTTCTGGCTGAAGGCCGCTTTTGGCGCGCCTACCACAACGGGTGCCGATGCGCCCTACACGCATGAGTTCCGCTCAGGCAGTTGGGCGCTGCCCAGCTTCTCGGTCGAGACCGGGATGCCGGAGGTGCCGCGCTATGCGATGTATTCCGGCTGCATGGTGGACAGCCTGAGCTGGCAGATGGCGCGCTCCGGGCTGCTGACGGCCACAGCGAGCCTCGTGGCGCAGGGCGAGGCCATCGTCCCGAGCACAGCCGCAGGGACGCCCGCCAATATTGCCCTGAAGCGCTTCGGCCACTTCAACGGGGCCATCACGCGGAACGGGGCCAATATTGGCAATGTCGTCTCGGCCGACATGACCTATGCCAACAACCTCGACCGCATCGAGACGATCCGAGCGGATGGCAAGATCGACGGCGCGGACCCCTCGATTGCGGCCCTGACCGGCACTATCGTCGTGCGCTTCGCGGACCAGACACTGGTGCAACAGGCGATCAATGGCGAGGCCTGCGAGTTGGAGTTCTCCTACACGCTGCCGACGGGTGAGAGCCTGACCCTCACCGCGCATGCCGTTTATCTCCCACGACCGCGGATCGAGATCTCCGGCCCGCAGGGCGTGCAGGCGACCTTCGACTGGCAGGCTGCCAGCGATCCCGTGGTGGGTCGGATGTGCACCGTCACTTTGACCAATGACCGCGAGGTTTACTGACCATGCTGCGCTTGAACCTCTCCAACGAACCCCGTTGGCTCGGCCTCGGCCATGGTGTGCGGTTGCTGGTGGAGCCACTGACCACCGCCATCATGTTGGCTGCGCGCAGCGACCCAACGATCGTCGCAGCGGCGGCGGAAGCGGAAACTAGCGCCTCCAATGACGATCTCGCGCGTATCGTCGCCAAGGCCGTTGCCCGCATCGTCGTAAAGGACTGGGACGGCGTTGGCGACGAGGATGGAAATCCGTTGCCGCTGACCCCGGAAGGCATCGACGCCCTTCTGGAACTCTGGCCGATCTTCGAGGCCTTCCAGACGAATTACATCGCAGGCGCGCTCATTCTGGATGCGGAAAAAAACGCCTGACCGCTCTCGCCGACTGGGAATTCGGCGGGGGCGGTGACTATTGCGCGGCATGCCTATCTGTTTGCGCGGAATGCCCACGGACCCTGCACAAACCTCTCACTTTGGAAGGCTGGCTGGTCTGGGATCTGGTCCAGCGCCTCGGCGGACAGGTGCGCGTCGTGGGTGGTATGAGCGGCAGCGTTGTCCTCGGCTGGGACATGGGTGCGGCCCTGCAACTCGGGGCGGCCCTCGGGCTCTCGCCCCTCATCATCGCGGAACTCCTGCCGCCCATCGAGGCGGTGATGGTGCGCAAGACAAACGAAGAGATCGAACACCGACATGGCTGAGAAAAAGGTATCCGTCCGCCTCTCCGCAACTGGCGGGCGCCAGGTGCGTGCCGAACTCGAGGGTGTTGGCGAGGCGGGTAGCCGCGGCTTGGGGCGTCTCAGCCGCGAACTGGACCAGGCCAATGCCCGCATGGCGGCCTTTGCGCGCCGGGCCCGGATCGCGGCGACGGCTGCTGCCACGGCGCTTGCGGCTGCCGTCGTGTCGATGACCCGCTCGACCGTTGCGGCAGCCAACGAGATCGGCCAACTCTCCCAGGTCGCCAATGCCAATCCAGAGCTGTTCCAGCGCTGGTCGGCGGCGGCGGCCACGGTCGGCGTAGAGCAGGAGAAGCTCGCCGATATCCTGAAAGACGTGAACGACCGCGTCGGTGACTTCCTGCAGACGGGCGGCGGCCCAATGGCGGATTTCTTCGAGAATATCGCGCCAAGGGTGGGTGTGACGGCCGATCAGTTTGCGCGGCTCTCAGGGCCGGAAGCGCTGCAACTCTATGTCTCGAGCCTCGCGCGCGCGGGCGTCAGTCAGCAGGAGATGACCTTCTATCTCGAGGCGATGGCGTCCGATGCCACGCGGCTGATCCCACTCCTGCAAAACGGCGGCGCAGAGATGACCCGGCTTGGCGCACAGGCGCAGGCCCTTGGGGCGGTGCTCGATGCAGATGCCATCGCCGCCATGCGCCGCTCGGAACTGGCGCTGGTCAGCATCGGTCAGGTCTTCACCGGCGTGCGCAATCGGATCGCTGTCGCGCTGGCGCCCACGCTGGAGGCTGCGGCCAATGCGTTTGTCGCCCTTGCGTTCAGCACCAGCCCGATCAGTCGGGCGTTTGGCGCGGTGCTGGCCAACCTTGATCGGCTGGCCATCTACGCGGGGACATTTGCCAGTTTCCTCGCTGGACGCTGGGTCGCGGCGATGGCTGCGGCCGCCCTGTCGGTGCGCGGGCTCGCCACCACGCTGTTGGTTCTCAAGGGCGCCTTGATCCGCACCGGTATCGGGATCCTGATCGTCGGCGCCGGGGAGCTTGTCTATTGGTTCACGCGCCTGGCCTCTGGTGCAGGCGGCTTCGGCGACGCTATGGGCCTCTTGAAGGACGTGGTGGTCGAGGTCTGGAACCGGATCGAAATGGGCGCCGACGCCGCGGGATCACGCGCCACGGCCATGTTCTATGATCTCCAAGCCGATGCCGCTTCCGGTATGGCCGGAGCAATCGAGAGTGTCGTTGGCTTCGGCAACGCGACAGCCAACACCTTCGAGGGCGCGCTTTTGGCCGTGCGCGAGATCTGGTCGCGCTTGCCGGATGTGATCGGGGATCTGGTCTTCTCGGCGGCCAACCGCATGCTCGACGGGATCGAAGCCATGCTGAATGGCGCAATCCGCAGGATTGACGCGTTCACAGGTCGCATTCGCGATGCGCTGGCGGCGGTCGGCATCGAGAACAGTTTTGGCGAGATCGGTGAGATCAGCCTTGGCGATATCCCGAACCCGTTCGCCGGGGCCTCGGCTGAGGCCGGGACCGCAGCAGCGGAGGCATTTCGGCGGGCCTTCGAGGATAACCCGGTCACGGCACCCGAGCTCGGCCTTGATGCGATCGCTGCCGATGCGCTGGCCACAGCCAACACATACCGTCAGGCCGCGACCGATCTCGCCAATGGCGCGACGGCACCACTCACCTCCTGGGGTGCGCTGCGTGACGCCGTGGCAGGCACCGGCGAAGAAGGTGCAGCGGCGCTGGATGAGGCCACGACCTCGGCCGATCGGCTGACGGAGGCCATGGAACGGGCGGGCGATGCGGCAACCGGCGGGGGCGGAGCGCGCGGTGGGGCCGCGGAGCGGATCGTCACCGGTTGGCGCGCCGTCTCGGACGCCCTGAATTCTTATGCCACCGACGCCCTAAACTGGGGCAAGGGCCTCGGCGAGACCCTGACCCAGGCCTTCTCGGGGGCCGAAAGCGCCTTCCGCAGCTTCGTCGAGACCGGCAAGCTCGACTTCAAGGGGCTTGTCCGATCGATCCTTGCCGACCTCGCCGTGCTAGCTTTCCGCCGTGCGGTTCTGGGCCCCCTCGCCACTGCGCTGGCGGGCGTCTTCGGCGGGGGTGGTACGATCGCGGCGGCCGTCTCGCATGCCGGCGGCATGGTTGGGATCTCCGGCCATACGCGGTCTGTACCCGCAGCGGTTTTTGCCGGTGCGCCACGCATGCATGGCGGTGGCACCGTGGGGGCGGCTGGCTCCTGGGCCGGATTGCGGCCCGATGAAGTGCCCACGATCCTGCAGCGGGGCGAGCGGGTCCTGTCGCGCGCGGAGGTCGCGCGCGGCGGCGGACGCCTGCCACCGGTCGCGGTACATCTCAATGTGGATGCGCGGGGCGCGCAAATGGGCGTGGCCGAGCAGATTGCTGCGGTGATGCGCAGCGCCCAGCCAGAATTTGAGCGCATTGCGGTGACGGCCGTTGGCAATGCCATGCGGCGGGGACGCATGGCATGAGCATCATTGTGGAATTGCCGCGCACCTGGGTGGCCGGCATTGAGCGGCGGTTGGTGACAGCCACCAGCCAGACGCAGTCGCCCTTTACCGGCACCACGGAGGTGCAGGACTGGGGTGGAGAATGGTGGGAATATGATATCGAATTTGCCGCGCAATCGGGGCCGCTCGCCCGCTCGGTCTCTGCCGCACTCACGGCCCTTGGCTCAGGACGGGGCCTGCTGCTCTTTGCTGATCCCTCCATTGAGCCAAAAGGGCTGAGGCAACCGGTCACGCTGGCGACGCCCATCACGGGCGGCAATGTCGTACAAACGCAAGGCTGGCCACCGGGGCTCCCCGCTATAGCCTCTGGTGACTTTGTGTCGATCGGGACCGGGCGGCAGACGCGGCTGCACCAGGTGGCCTTCGACGCGACGGCGAACATGAGTGGCATCGCCGTGGTGACGCTCTTTCCGGCGCTGCGCCAGGCGCTGCCTGCCAATACACCTTTGGAGGTGAACAGTCCGCAGGTGCTGCTGCGCCCCACGAGTGCGGTGCCAACCCGCATTGAACGCGCGGCCCGTCACCGCTTCACGCTCTCTGCACGCGAGGCTCTATGAGCCGGGACATCACGACAGACCTCGCGGCAGCCCTTGGCACGGGCGAGCTCAGGCCCGCGATCTTCTTCGAGGGGGAGTTCCCGTCGGGCATGGTGCGGATCTGGACCGGCCCAACGGCCATTGATTGGGATGGCAAGAGCTGGACCGGGGTCGGCGTGCTTCTGGGGCTCGGCACGCTCGAGGAGACTTCGGATGTGGTGGCGGCCGGGACGACAGTGTCGCTTTCGGGCGTGCCGCTCGATCTGGTGAGCCTCGCGATCAATGAGGCGCGCCAGGGAAGCCCCGGGCGGATCTGGCTCGCGCTTTTGACGGAGGACCGCCAGATCATCGCCGATCCTGTGCAGGCCTTCACCGGGCGTCTCGACGTGCCCGAGATTGCGGAGGATGGGCAGAGCTGCCGGATCACGATCAGCTACGAGAACCGGCTGATCGATCTCGGGGTGGCCCGCAGCTGGCGTTATACCCACGAAAGCCAGCAGGTTTTGCACCCGGGGGATCGTGGGTTTGAGCATGTCACCGCGATCCAGGACCGCGAGATCACCTGGGGGCGGGGCTAATGCCAATGCCCATGACGCGTATCCCGCATTGGGAACAGGTGCTCGCCACCGCTGTCACTCAGGCCGAAGCAAGGCCCTTCGCCTGGGGGCAACACGATTGCGCGACCTGGGCCTTCGATCTGCGGCGTGACCTGACGGGTGGCGCGGATCATGCGGCGCTCTGGCGGGGGCGGTACCGAACGCCGCGGGGCTGTCACCGGGCGCTGCGTCGGCTGGGCTGGCGGACGCTCGAAGAGGGCGGCCGGGCGTTGCTTGGCGCCCCGCTCGCCGATCCCCGGCTTGCCCAGCGGGGCGATTTGGTTCTGGGCGGTGACCCTGAGGCCTTCGGCGTCGTGACGGGCGCGCGCGCGGTGTTCGTGGCGCCCGAGGGGCTGGTGAGCCTGCCGCTCTCGTCTTGTCGTCTTGCCTGGAGAACGTGACCCATGCCGCCAGTTGTGCTCGGTGCCGTGGCCCTCGGGGGTGCTGCGATCGCTGCGGGCGGTGTGGCTGCGGCTTTTGCTGCGACGGGCCTTGTGGGTTTTGCCGCGAGCTTTGGCGCCTCGATGCTGCTCTCGGCGGCGGCCCAGGCGCTGATGCCCACGCCGAGCCTGGGGCAGATGGAGATGAAGGCGCGCACGGTGACGGTGCGCGAGCCGGTGATGCCCCGCGAGATGGTTTATGGGCGGGTGCGCAAGGGCGGTGTGATCGTCTTCCTGCATTCCACAGGGGCGAAGGACAAAGACCTGCACCTCGTGGTGGTGCTCGCCGCCCACCGCGTCAAATCCATCGGCGCGATCTATTTTGAGGGGGAGATGGCCGTTGATGCCTCAGGAGCGGCCCAGGGCCGTTGGGCTGGCAAAGTCGCCGTGGAAAAGCGCCTCGGGGCCGATGACCAGACAGCCTTTGCCGGGCTAATTGTGGCGGCGCCGGAACATTGGACAGATGCTCACCGCCTTGCGGGCTGTGCCGCGATCTATCTGCGGCTCACCTATGACGCGAATGCCTTCCCGGGCGGCATTCCCAACATCACCGTGGAGATGGAGGGCAAGGACTGTTGATTGCCACTGAGAATTGACCCGGCAACCGCCAAAATTGTCATTGAGAATTGACCCATGTGCAACCCTGCCTCGGCTTGAACCAGCTGGAGGCATACGGAGTGATCGACATGGGATTTTTGAAGGTTATCAGGAAGTGGGCGCTGCGGGACAAGATGCCCATTCGCGAGATCGCGCGGCGCACGGGCATTTCGCGTAACACAATCAAGAAGTATTTGCGTGAGGGGATTGTTGAGCCTGCGTTCCAGACGCCGGACCGGCCGAGTAAGCTGGATCCGTATGCCAAGCAGCTGACAGCTTGGCTTGTTTCGGATCAACGCAAATCACGCAAAGAACGCCGGACGGCGAAGCTGATGCACGCCGATCTGGTGAAGCTGGGATATGACGGCTCCTACGAGCGCGTTGCGGCCTTCGTTCGGGAATGGAAAGGCGAACGGCAGCGGGCGCATCACACGACGGATCGTGGAACTTTCGTGCCGCTGGTGTTCGCACCGGGCGAAGCGTTCCAGTTCGACTGGAGCGAAGATTGGGCCTATGTCGGTGGCGAGCGGATCAAGCTGCAGGTCGCGCATATCAAGCTGTCGCACAGCCGCGCCTTTCTGGTGCGGGCCTATCTGCTGCAAACGCATGAGATGCTGTTCGATGCCCATTGGCATGCCTTCCGCGTCTTCGAAGGCGTGCCCGGTCGCGGTATCTACGACAATATGAAGACCGCCGTCGACAAGGTCGGAATAGGCAAGAAGCGCGATGTGAATGCGCGGTTCACGGCGATGACCAGCCATTATGTCTTCGATCCCGAGTTCTGCAATCCGGCGGCGGGCTGGGAGAAGGGTCAGGTCGAGAAGAATGTGCGCGATGCGCGCCATCGGATGTGGCAGCTGATGCCGGCCTTTCCGGATCTGGATGCGCTTAATGCTTGGCTGGAAGAGCGCTGTAAGCTGCTGTGGGCTGAGACGGCGCATGGCACGTTGCCTGGAAGCATCGCCGATGTTTGGGAAGCCGAGAAGCCTGCACTGATGCCACTCCCCACAATGTTCGATGGCTTTGTCGAGGAAAGAAAGCGCGTCTCGCCGACCTGCCTGATCAGCTTTGATCGCACCCGTTATTCTGTGCCCGCCAGCTTTGCGAACCGCCCCGTCAGCCTGCGCATTTACCCTGAGCGGCTAGTGGTCGTCGCAGAGGGGCACGTGATTTGCACGCATGAGCGCATCATCGACCGGTCGCACCGCCAACCGGGGCGCGTTGTCTATGACTGGCGCCATTATCTGGCGGTGGTGCAGCGCAAACCTGGGGCGCTGCGCAATGGCGCCCCCTTCGTGGAAATGCCCGAACCCTTCCGCATGTTACAGGCGAAGATGCTGCGCCAGCCTGGCGGGGACCGCGAAATGGTCGATATCCTGTCCTTGGTGCTGCACCATGATGAGCAAGCCGTGCTGTGCGCCGTGGAATTGGCACTGGAGGCGGGCGTGCCGACCAAGACCCATGTGCTGAACCTGCTCCATAGGCTGCTCGATGGCAAACCGACCGACCAGCCAGACGTGAACCCTCCAGCGGCATTGTCGCTCAGCAAGGAACCCGAGGCCAATGTCGCGCGCTATGATGGGCTGCGCACCCAGAAAGGAACCCGTCATGCGTCATGATCCCGCGGGCGCTGCGCTGATCATCATGCTGCGCAGCCTGAAGATGCCGGGCATGGCGCAGGCTGTGCAGGATCTGCATGAACAAGGCTCACCCGCATTTGAAGCTGCCATGCCGATCCTGTCGCAGCTGCTCAAGGCTGAAATGGCCGAGCGTGAGGTGCGCTCGATCGCGTATCACATGAAGGCTGCTCGCTTCCCGGCATACAAGGATTTGTCCGCCTTCGACTTCGCGGCCAGTGAAATGCGTGAAGCTCTGGTCCGCCAACTTCATCGATGCGAGTTCCTTGACGCTGCCGAAAATGTGGTCCTGATCGGCGGCCCGGGTACGGGGAAATCCCATGTTGCAACGGCCCTCGGCATCCAGGCCATCGAGCATCACCGCAAGCGCGTGCGCTTCTTCTCAACGGTCGAACTGGTCAACGCTCTGGAGCAGGAAAAGGCCCAAGGAAAGGCTGGCAAGATCGCAGAGGCGCTGGTGAAAACTGACTTGGTGATCCTGGATGAGCTGGGATACCTGCCGTTCAGCGCCTCTGGCGGGGCCTTGCTCTTCCATCTTCTGAGCAAACTCTACGAGCGCACCAGCGTCATCATCACGACGAACTTGAGCTTCAGTGAATGGGCCACGGTCTTTGGGGACGCCAAAATGACCACCGCGCTGCTCGATCGCCTCACCCACCGCTGCCACATTCTGGAGACCGGAAATGACAGCTATCGATTCAAGGCCAGTTCCGAGACGGCGAAAAAGAAACGAAAGGAGACATCTGCATTGACGCCAACATGACGCGCAGAACATAACAACCGGGTGGGTCAGATCTCGGTGACAATGCCGGGTCAATTCTCAGTGGCAATCAACAATTGTGCCTTGAAAATTGGATAGATAGATGTAGAACTTGTCTGGTAATGACGCGATAATCAGGGAAACTGCAAGTGTCGGTAAAGGGGCGAAGGTAAATGCAGCAAGATCTTGATTTAAATGAAAAAAAAGAGAAGTTAGGCGCGGTTGTAACCGTCATATCTCATGGCAGTGCTTGGCGTTTGGGTGACTCGTGTTCCGCTCTGCCAAGACAGTTTCGCTCCTCAAAAGCGCTCGCGCGCGCGATCCAGACACCTGATTTGGCAGCCGAAGCTGTTGCGCTCGTGTCACGCCGCTCTTATGATGCCGCTCTTATGATGCTGAGTTGTTCTCAGCTGATGCGATTGGAGCGGCGACTCCCGCGATCGCCAAAGCAATCAAAGATTTATCCTTGGGTAACAACCCCGCGGTTATCTGCCCTCCACGTTGAGGGCATTTCGAGTTTGAGCCGCAGTTATGCAGCTTGCACCCCTACCACCAAAGAATCTGAGCAGCGCTGCTGCGCAGCAGCGTAAATAAGGAAGTGCTAAAATGGCAAAAGATCTGAACGCGCCAATCATCGCTGGCCTAGTTGCAGTGGACGGTATTGCTTCTACTGCGCATTCCAAAGCTTACGTTGCAATGGTGGCCTCCCGGGAGGATCTACCCCTAGGTACGTATGGTGCCACCTTGGGTGGCGAGGGTCTTGCATCGGTGTTTGTCGCTCACAGTGACGATGATCTTGAGGCTTTTGCATCCTCTGGCCGGGTTGAGATCGAAGAGATCAAGCTCCCCGATGAGCCGGCGGCGCGCGCTAAACTTCTTACAGCTTGGGCTGCAAGAGCGGCTCGGGAGAACAAGAAAGCACTTGCGCCCCTTTTGTTGTTGCCGCTTGCGGCATGTGGCGGCTCAGACGCGCCTGTACCAACGTTTTTGGTCACTGAAAGTGACGGCGCTGTGTCGTTTGATGGCACAGCAACCGGCGACATCATTGTAGACGTTTCGGATGCTGTTGCTTCCTTCGTGCGTGGCGGAATTGCTGCATCATCAACTGTCACGGGCCTTTTCGATGCGACCGCGCCGAAGGAGCTTGTAATTGAGGCGAGTGAACAGGTTGTGATTGACGCCGGTGACGTAAGTTCCGGCTCGCTAAAGGCATCCGGTTCCGGAACTCTCGTGATACACAACATGCAAGACAATCTTGCGTTGGATTTGAGCAATGTCAGCACGTCGACTGTATTGGCGCAACTTGACACTACCGGCGGCGTTACATTCTTGGCATCGGCGGATTTTGGGACGGCATTAGTTACAGTTTCTGGGGTCGAAGGTATCGCCACTGATAAAGCTGCCTTTTTGCAAGGTGCGGACCTGTCCTCCGCGCGTTTCATTGTTGAAAAGGGAGCTATGCTCGAACTGACCGTTACGCAAATGGATGCGGTTAGCCAGAATGGTTCTATCACGGGCGCGGGCGACGTACGGGTGATTATTCCATCCGCGACTTCGGGCGCTGACAATGTTGAGGCATTGGTCGAGGTTGATCTCGAGAATGGAAACCTGACGTTCGACCTGCAGGATGACGCTGATACGCTGGTTTTGAAGGCTGGCAGTTCGATTGATCTGGGCGGCGGCACATTGATCATCGATGATGGTACCGTTGACATTCTAACCAACGCTGCCGATTTCACTAACGTGGGCAACGTTATCGTAAACTCGGGCCTGACCCTATCGGTAACACAACTTGCCCAGCTTGCTGGCAGTGTGACAACACAAGGGGAAGGACGTCTTGACGTCAAGATTGCCTCGTCCGACGATGTGGCGCTGCTAACAGATATTTTGGATGGGCTTGTCCAGTCTGGCCAGGTGCCTCAACTCTCTGTGGGTGTGGCGGATGCTGCTAGCCTCGATGTCAAGGCAGCCATTGATAGTCAACTGACAGTAGATTTCGCTGTGGGGCTGTCCTCGGCCACGGGCGTGAACGTGCCTGTGACGAACAGCGCTGGCAACACCTTAAACGTTGGACCGACGCTAACGCTGCAATCCTCCTCGGACACCGGCGCACTTGATGGCGTTAGTAAAGTTCTGACGCCAACCATTGTGATTGAATTGCCGAAGAATGGCGCAACTTCACTTGTGGAAGCAGGCGATGTGCTGGTTGTGAAGATTGACGGAGTCGAACATACATCAGTCACGCTGACAGCTGCGCAACCAAGCGTAGAAATCGTGCTCGCCTCAGGTGGTATTTCGGAAGGTTCTAACCTCATTACTGCGCAGATTGTGCGTGGCGAAGTTACGGTTAACTCCAACGAGTTGCGGTACACCTTGGATACGCTTGCGCCGAGCGCGCCCGTTGTATCCGGAGTGAGCGCGATCACTGACGGGGTGATGAATGCTGCGGACGCATCTGGTGCGTTCGTACGCGTAACGCTTCCTTCGGATGCTTCGCACGGCGATGTCCTGACGCTGAACTTGGGCGGCTCCGCCTACGGAACACAAAACATTGGGGCCGCGCAAATCGCCGATGGTTACGTCGACTTTCTTGTGACAAAGGCCTTGCTCGGAGATACGGACGGTGAGAAATCGTTCTCGGCTTCGTTAACTGACTCTGTTGGGAACGTTGGTGCTTCATCTCAGACATTTGCGCTGCGGGTCGATACTGCCGTATCAGCGCCGACGATTAACACTGTCGCAGGAAATGATGTCATCAACATCGGCGAAGAGACGTCGGTGATTTCCGGTACAAACGAACTCGGGGCGAGCGTTGCTGTCACTATTGCGGGCGTGACGAACGCTGCAGTGGTTTCGGGGACCACGTGGTCATATCAGCTCACCGGCGCGGATCTTGCGCGTATGGGGCAGGGCGCTGAAACCATTACGGTTCGTCAGACCGACGCCGCAGGCAATCTCAGTGTGGTCAGCAGCAAGGCTATTTCGGTTGACACCGTTGCGCCGCCTTCTCTCACCGTGTCGATCCTATCCGGTACTGATCTTGTCTTTGGTGGGACGTCAAACGGCCCAATCTCCATTGGTTTCAATAATGGCACTGCAACCTTCACGCAGGGTTCAGCGACGGCCACGACAGAGATTTCAGCCGCCGATCTTCAGAACCTGCGCTTGGTGTTTGATAGCGCAGATGACACCGCACTTGCTCTTGATCTAACCGGATCTGACGTGAGTGGTGAATTCGTACTCAAAATCGCGAACCTTGACGACTTGACGCTTACTGGTGCGCTTGGCAGCGTCGCAACCGTTCGTCTCGAGGTCAATGATCCTACATTAGATTCGCAAGATGTTGTGAGCTTTAAGATTGATACGACGGGCGTGTCAGGTTCTGGCGCTGCCCTTGTTTTTGATCTTCCCCCGTCCGCAGAAAATGTAACTTCCAATCCGCTGGACAATGATACCATTGTCTTGACGACAGACAGCCGTATCTCGGATGTGTTTTTGACCGTTTCGGTGGACGACGGCCATTTGGTTGCGCTGCCAGAAGCGGGAGGACAGCCGATCCTGGAGGGCGGGCAAACAATTACGATTCATTCTGCCATCACTCTTCGCGCCTCGGATTTGGCGGGTGAGGGTTCGATTGCAAGTATCGATGAGAGCGGCACTGTCTTCGTATATGTGGATTCCGAGGCTGAGCTAGCAGCCCTTGAAACGTTGCTGTTGCCTGATGGGCAACCTACGGAAACCTTCAAGGTTATTGGCGCACAAGTCGTTTTGCAGGTCGCTGGTGCAGGCGGCACAACGACTTACTACAGCTTCGACCCAGCCACAGGTAAAATCTTTTCGACCACTGAAGTAACCTCCTTCCCCGGAACGGAAATTAGCGATCCGTCACTGGTCAACCTTGACGTCACAATGACGTCAGGAGGCCCGGTGACGCTGAGCGAAGTGGCTGATGCGTTTGCGCCGGTTGTCTTCCCGGGCATTCCATCGCTGACGCAAATGGTCGACGCTTTGCAGACGGAGGTTGCTGCGATCAACAGCAACTCCGACAGCACGCCGCTGAACTCCCTCGCGGAGATTGCCTCGGCGCTGACGGCGCTTGATACGCTTGTTGGCAGCACGTCTGTTTCTTCGCAAATCACGGCGGAGATTGGCTTGCCTGCGTCGCAAAACAGTGGGACAGCGACAGGGCTCTGGGCTGGAATTGAGAGTGCGATCTCGACGGCAGTCACTGGTCTGCAGACGCAGATTACCGCGATCAACAGCAACAGCGACCAGATTGACCTGAACTCGATTGCGGAACTGAAGGCTGCGATCGAAACGCTGAATGGCCTCGCATCTGTTGAGGGTTCCGTCGCCGACATCATTGCGAATGAAATTGGCACTCAGAATTCGGCTGCAGAGGGTCAGGCAAGCAATGCGACAGGCTTGTGGGCTGACATTGAGGCGGCGCTTTCGACGGCAGTCACTGGCCTGCAGACACAGATTACCGCGATCAACAGCAACAGCGACCTGATTGACCTGAACTCGATTGCGGAACTGAAGGCTGCGATCGAAACTCTTAATGGCCTCGCATCAGTTGATGGATCGGTTGCAAAGAGCATTGTTGATGCGATCACGCCGCTACAGACCTCGATTGAAGAATTGTTCGGGCTTGTTGGTCCTGACGCACCCACCGTTTCAATTAATACAGCTACCGGCGTCCTTACGGTTTCTGTGAGTGTTAGTGACCCAGCCGTCACGGCCATCAAGATCTATGACGGCAGCGCCAACATCATCGACCCAGCACAGGGCGAAGCCGGCTTTGTTTTAAAGGCTGATTCACCAACAACGGTAGATGGCGTAACCACCTATGTCTTCGAGCCAGTCGGCAACCTGCAAGACATAGCACTGTCACTAACAGTGAAAGCCGTGGCTGCTGGCGCCGAGTCCATCGCCGGAACGACGATTGCTTACACCCAGGGGCTTGATGCGGCGGCGGCGGAGATTGTTCAGAGTATTGCCAGTGCTCAAGAGCAGCTTACAACGCTGATGGCGAGCGCGGATACGGATTACGATACGCTTGCTGAGATTGGGACTGCGATAGACGGCATTCTTTCGTCGATTGCTGGCCTGGATTCGACCTATGCGACGGATACGCAGCTTTCTACGGCCGTTTCGTCATTGACGACGGCGTATACGAGCGCGATTTCGACGGCGGTTGATATTCTGGACAATGACCTTCAGGGTCAGATCACCAGCAATGACACGGACATTGCGACGAATGTCACGAACCTTGCAAACCTGACGACACTTGTCGGCACGATCACGGATGCAGCCGGCACGGCCTCGACGGTTGGCGTTGAGCTTGACGCGCTGCAGGGTCAGCTTGATGGCATCACGGGCAAGGTGACAGACTACATTGCCGCGCAGATCCTTATTCTGGACAATGACCTTCAGGGTCAGATCACCAGCAATGACACGGACATTGCGACGAATGTCACGAACCTTGCAAACCTGACGACACTTGTCGGCACGATCACGGATGCAGCCGGCACGGCCTCG